ACTACAGCTTCTACAACGCATCCAACTCGTACGGCATCCGCCCCGCTTTGCTTCTTAACTCTGACCTCTTGGTCTCTTTGGACGACGAGGTTGAAGAGGACTGCTGCGGCGAGTGCGACTGCTGCGGTGGCAAGGGTCTGCCCAGCCTCGACGGCATCAGCACGGCGACGCTGCTGGAGGAGATCCAGCGTAGAGCGATGCGGGCCGGCTCGGTCTTCATGGGTGAGGACGGGGCAGACGAATGAGAGATCTGGAGTTTACCGGCTATTGGGAAGGCGAAGCCGTATACTCGTGCGACTGCTGCGGCAAGGACGTTTCGTTCCCGTTCGATAGCGAGGACATCGACTCGAAGGCCCACCGGAAAGAGCTGCGGGAGCGGCTCGGATGGATCACGACGAAGGTGGATGGCGAGTGGCACGACTTCTGCTGTGAAGCCTGCCGAAACAAGTACATCCGCGACACGACAAAATGAAGGAGGAAAATACCATGAGCAAGGACTATTCTCTGTCCCTGAGAGGCGAGGCTTTCAACAGCCTGTGCGCTGACTTCGACACCACGCTCCGCGACGTGCTGGCTGGCATGATCGAGACGGAGCAGAACACCGGCGAGATCAACATTAAGGTCAAAATCACCCTCACCGATGACTCGGCCCCCGACTACACCGTGGCCGGCGGCCATCAGACCAGAGAGGTGACGAAGCCGAAGTTCGACCACACCGTCGCCTACGTCATCCAGCGCAAGGAGAAGAAGAGCGGCAGCTTCTCCGGTAACTTCGAGCTGGTCTTCGATAAGGCCAGTGGACAGTATTTCTACCGCGACATCGACAACGGCCAGACCACGCTCTTTGATGGTGACGGAGATTCTGCTGACTTCGCCAACACCCAATATGACGTCGTTGACGAAGGGCCCAGAGGGCTTCCTGCGGCCTCAGAGAGCCACGTAATCAACGGGGAGGAAGTTGCACCCGCAGACGCAGAGGATGCCACTCCTGACGCTGCTGGCGAGTTTGAGGAGGAAACCATCGACCCCGCGCATGATCCGTCCAAGCCATTCGGCTGGCTCCGCCAGTTCATCGGCGAGACGATGAACGTCACCGAGGCGATGGGCAACTACACCGTCCGTACGCAGGGCAACAAGGTCGTCCTGTCCTCTGCGACCAGCCCCGAAAACCCGTTCTACTGCTCTGCTGAGAAGCTGAGTCCCCATGTCGGTCACGCCGTCGTGTGCGTCGGCTATGGCGATGACGAGATCGTGAACATCTCCATTGAGTGTGAGGATTGCAGCGAGGTTCTGTTCGACATCGACTCTCCCCATGTCGGCATGGAGGGTGCCGCCGAGGAAGAGGCTTCGGGCGAAGAGGAGCCGACCGAGGAGACGGATGCAACCGACGCTGCCGCAGAGGAAGAGCCTGTCACCGAGGAGCCTGCTGACGAGAACGAGCCCAGCGGCTACGAGTACGACGAACCCGAGGCGTAACGAACCGCGATTTGAGCAGAGAGGAGGGCTGGCATGAAAAGCCCGATCGACATAGTGCGAGGTAGGATCGTTGACATCGACAAGCACGGCATCGTGACCATCAAGGCCCGTTACGACGACTGGCCGATGCTCCTGAAGCGCGAGTACAAGGAGTGCAATATCCAGATGATCGACAGCCGCCCGCTGTCCGATAAGCAGAGGCGCACCTGCTACAAGCTCATTCGGGAGATCTCAAACTACACCGGCATGGGGCTTGACCCGACCAAGGAGTACATGAAGCTGAAGTTCATTGCAGAAGACCTGCAGGAGACGGCTGACCAGATGTTCTCCCTGAGCAACGCCCCTATGAGCCTTGTGTGTGCGTTCCAGCGGTTTTTGGTGCGGTTCATCCTCGACTGGGACATTCCGTGCAGCTTCTCTCTGCTCGATTTCGTGGATGATGTTCAGGACTATGTGTACGCTTGCTTGGTGAGCAAGAAGTGCTGCATCTGCGGGAAACCGTGCGACCTGCACCACGTCGATCATGTCGGCGCGGGCCGCGACCGCGAGGAGATCATTCACGAGGGAATGGAGGTGCTCCCGCTTTGCAGGGAGCACCATTCCGAAGTTCACGTGATAGGGTGGTTGACGTTCCAGAAGAAGCACCACCTCACGAGAGGCGTCCTGCTGGATAAGCACCTGTGCAAGCTATACAGACTGAAACGAAAGGAAGAAACCGAGAATGCTGAACAAGATAATCTTGATGGGCAGATTGACCCGTGACCCCGAACTGCGGCGCACCGGAAGCGGGACGGCCGTGACCTCGTTTGCGCTGGCCGTTGACCGCGACTTCAAGGGGCAGGGGGGCGAGAAAGAGACGGACTTCATCGACGTGGTCGCGTGGAGAAACACCGCCGAGTTCGTGAGCAAGTATTTCACGAAGGGGCGCATGGCCGTTGTGGAAGGTCGGCTCCAGATCCGCGACTGGAAGGACAAGGATGGCAATAACCGCCGCAGCGCGGAGGTTGTGGCCGACAATGTCTATTTTGGGGACAGCAACAAGGACGGCGGCAATCGGTCTGGAGGCGGAAGCTACGGTGGCAGCTACGACAACAGCTACCAGCAGCCCAGCGGAGATTTTTCCGAGATTCCAGATGACGACGCCGGTGAACTGCCGTTCTGACAGGAGAATGCGCGATGGAACGACAAATTATCCGCTACCAAGGTGAACCTTGGCATTAAGTGGGGTCATTTAGAGGAGGGGTTACGTTGATAAAGACGAAAATAGAATGGAGCGATTCGACGTGGTCGCCAGTCACGGGCTGCTATCATACCTGCCCGTACTGTTACGCCAGATCGACGGCGAATCGCTTCAAAGGCTGCGACTGTGCGGCCGGCGGAGAGACCGACGAGAATGTGGTGTACCTGAAGGAACGGCTGACTGTTACCAGCAAGGACGGCGTCGTCCGAAATGCGGCGTACCCCTTCGGCTTCACGCCTACGTTCCATGAGTACCGCCTCAATGACCCGCTGACGAAGGGGTTCGGCAAGACAATTTTCGTCTGTTCGATGGCTGACCTGTTCGGGGATTGGGTGCCTGACGAGTGGATCAAGAAGGTGTTCGACGCCTGCAAGGCTGCCTCCGGGCACAGATACCTGTTCCTCACCAAAAACCCAGCGCGTTACATCCGACTGTACGAGGCGGGCCTGCTGCCTGCCGGCGACGAGTTCTGGTACGGCTCAACGACGACCGAGCGCGATGTGCCGATGTTCTGGTCGGACGAACACCACACCTTCGCCAGCATCGAGCCGATTTTGGGGCCTCTGGGCAATCCCAAGAAGGATATTATGGAGTCGATGGACTGGTTCATCCTCGGCGCGGAGACGGGCAACCGCAAGGATAAGGTCGTCCCGAAGCGCGAGTGGATCGAGGGCGTGGTCGAGCAGGCCAAGGCGCTCGGCAAGCCGGTCTTCATGAAGGACAGCATGAAGCCCATTTGGGGGGACGACATTATCACAGAGTTTCCGTGGAGCGAGTGAAAGGAAAAGACGATGACCAATGATGTGAAGATTTTTGCGAAGACCATCGAGCAGGAAGCGACGGAGCAGATCGAGAAGCTGTCCCACCATCCCGTGAGTGACGGCTCCAAGGTGCGGATCATGCCCGACGTTCACGCCGGCGCTGGGTGTACTATCGGAACGACGATGACCATTCACGACCGCGTCTGCCCGAACCTCGTGGGCGTGGACATCGGCTGCGGTATGCTGGCCGTTAAGCTGGGGCGGGTGAGGCTCGACCTTGACGAGCTGGATAAAGCCATCCGCTGGAATGTGCCGGCCGGGTTCTGCACCCACAACTACCCGAAGGAGTGGTTCGACCTGAGCGGCCTGAAATGCGTCGGCATCGACAACAGCCGTGCGCTCCTCAGCATCGGGACGCTCGGCGGTGGCAATCACTTCATCGAGGTTGACAAGGATAAGAGCGGCGGCCTCTGGCTGGTGATCCACACTGGTAGCCGAAAGCTCGGCCTTGAGGTGGCGAACTGGCATCAGCGCAGAGCGATGGAGGCCATGACCAAGCCCACCAGCGAGGAAATCAGCCGCGTTGTTGCCGAGTACAAGGCCGCTGGCAGACAGAAGGAAATCGCCGGTGCGCTGGAAGAACTGAGAAAGCAGCACAGCGACTTCGGAGCACCCGACCTCGCGTACCTGACCGGCGAGCTGATGGACGACTACCTGAGCGACATGGAAATCATCCAGCGTTACGCGGAGGCCAACCGTCAGGCCATCGCAAAGGCCATCCTGAAAGCTATGCACATCGTCCCGCAGGAGCAGTTTACGACCGTGCATAACTACATCGACCACGAGAGCATGATCCTGCGGAAAGGCGCTGTGTCTGCCAAGAAGGGCGAGCGCCTGATTATTCCGATGAATATGCGCGACGGTTCTCTGATCTGCGTCGGCAAGGGCAACGACGATTGGAACCAGTCGGCACCGCATGGAGCTGGCCGCCTGATGTCCCGCAGCAAAGCCCGAGAGTCTATTTCCATTGGAGCCTACCGCGAGACGATGCGGAACGTGCATAGCTCCTGCATCAGCTACGACACCATAGACGAGGCGCCGTTCGCCTACAAGGACATGAAGGAGATCATGGGCTGCATCGGCCCGACCTGCGACGTGCTGGAGATTATCAAGCCCATCTACAACTTCAAAGCATCGTCATAAGGAGGGATAGTCATGGGAAAGAACGGATACCTGCAACGGCAGAGGAACACGGTCAACGTCTACCGGCAGGCTGAGAAAGAGACGTACATCCAGTTTATGACCGATACGCTCATTCTCACCTTGAACGACCCGGCCGTCATGGGGAAGGATGTCTTTGGCGAAAAGCGCATCCGCCGCGTGGTGGAGGCGTGGGGCAAGGTCTTCGACAAGTACCACGGCGCTCTGGAGAAGGGTGACGAGCAGGACTATTGGCAGATCAAGATGGACATGAACCTGAAGGGCATCCTCGGCGAGAAGGACTTTGAGCCCTTCGAGAAGAGGTATGAGTGGGTCAAGCAGGCGTGAGCCTCGCGGGGCCGGAGCGAAAGTGAGGTGAACGGGGCTTCCGAACTCTATGAACGAGGAAAAACACTACGACGTCGAGGCCGTCAAGCAACGGCTGATAGACCTCCGTGATCTGAGGCGTGAAATCGAAAATCAGTCCGAGAGGCTGGAGCGGTTGGAGACGAAGCTGGTAGGCGTGGGAGCCCAAGCCCTCACGGATATGCCAAAATCGCCGAGCCCATCCAACGACCGCAACTCAGACTTGATGCAGCAGAAGTTCGACCTTGAGGAAGACATCCGGGCGACGCTGGAACACAGACGGCGGGAGAGGATGTTCTTCGAGAAAATCATCCGTCGGCTGAAACACTCCGACGAGCGGGCTGTCATCCGAAGCCGATACCTCGACGGGGCAAGCTGGAGCGATGTGGTGGATCTGCTGTACGGGGACGAGGAGGATCTGTTGGAACGGGAGGATATGTACCGCAAGCGGGTGTTCAAACTCCACGGCAGAGCTTTATTGAGCATGGCCCAGTACATCGAAGATAACGGCCTGATGTGGAACCCCGACGACTACGACGAAACTGAATAGGAAACCGAGAGCAGGCTTTGCGGCCTGCTCTTTTTCTGCCTGCGCAGAGTATTAACGGAATGATTTATAATTAGAGAAATAATATGAAATAATTAACGTAAATCTATTGACTTAGGTAGGTAATGCAGTATAATATACTCATAAGATAACCAGATGGATAATTTGAGATAACCAGTAGGAGGAAATAACGATGACCAGATTTCAGATGGAACTCAGCGGAAAGCTCGGCCAGTTCTGGCAGACCGAAGCCCAGAAGGAACTTGAGCGCGTGAAGTCCGACTTGGACTCGTGCAAGATTACCATTGACGCCGACGGCGTTGCCCGCAACAGCATTGGCCGTGCGCTGGCCGACGATATGCTCGAAAAGGTTGAGCTGGTCGCTCCTGACTGCGTGAACGTGTCCGCCACTCGCGCCACCTACGAAGCAGAGGTGCGGGAGGCTCTGAAAGGTTACGCCAGTCGGCAGCCAAGCGGCGAAGAAATGCACGAAATGAGATCGGTTTTCGGCGCCGGAACTACGGTGGTCGATGTCCTGAGCGGACGGAGGTATGCGGTATGAAAAATGGTGGGTGGGTCCGGTGGAGACATTGGACGGAGAACGGGCTGGTCGCGTTTGGGCAGATGCCGCTCCGAGATGTCGGGCGGGAGCTTCAGAAGTTTGAGGCTGAAGCCATCAAGATTCTGAAAGAGACCGGTGCAGACCACGTTCTGTACGGCGTGAAGGAATACGACAGCGACGGGAATCTGGATACGGTTCGCTTCTATCTTGAACCGATGTCGGAGCAGGAGTTCGAGGATCGCATTGTGAAGAACAGCGCAGGGATGACGGTCTATGCCGTACATAAGAGATAAGGAGGAATGCGAAATGAAACTGAAGGACATGGTGGAACTGTTGTCAAACAACGATGCCTGCGTGGTACTGAAGGTGAAAGACGGGCAGGAAATGAACCTGATCTCGCTCGGCTGCTTCAATGGCGATGAAGTGATGATGCGCCTGACGAAAGGAAGAGATGTGACCTGCACGTTGTTCCGAAAGGACGGCAAGAGCTTCTCGTGGCACTGGGGAGCAAGCGGGTTTACGCTGGTCACAGATCAGGTGTGGCGAATGGGCCAGCTCATTCAGAGTTGTATCGAGAATGACTTCGGCATCAAGTGTAAGTATTGAGGAGGGAGAAGACATGATTCTGAAAGTCCGGGACGAGCAGGACTTCAACATCAGTATGAACCTGAACATCAACTACGAGCTGGAGTATATCGAGCTGACCGTCAATGTCTGGAACAAGAAGGCGCACACCCAGCAGACGAAGACGTTTACGGCAAGCCGCTTCTCAGAAGCGCTGGCCTACTACCGCCAGCAGGAGACATTTCTGTTTGGCGCAGGAGAGCAGGCATGAGGTTTTATACAGCGCAGCCTGCCAGCAGGGTATCCGCAATCAAATGCGGAAAGGACGTCGTTCCTGATTGGTCGAAGCATCCTCTGGCAGACCCGAATGCAAAAGCGTATCGGTATCTATTGGATACGTTTAACGCGCACAACGCGACAAGTGCTCTGGGGCTTATCTTTGGCTACGCCTTTGAGAACCTTAATGCGCTTCGCGAAGCTGTCCGAAAGGCCGGTATGCCGTCCGGGGCATATTTCCCCGGCAGAGAAATGCTGGTGGTGAATGTGCCGGAGGAGATTCCAACACTCACAGTAGATTTCTACCGTTTCAGCGACCTTATTTTTGGCTTCGGAGATTCGATGATTTTGCCGCTTGCCAAACGGGATTTGCTGAAGCCGAACGGTAAGATGTTTGAGCTGCCAGTAACGCATATCCCGCTCATCAAGGCGGAATGGGTCACGAAAATTGTTGGTCAATAACCCCCACCAAATCTAACGATTTGGAAGGGGCTTGCGGGCAACCGTATATGACATTGGGCATGACGAGCCGACCGTTATCCATCACTACAATTTAGACGAGGAGGAAGAAGCATGAGCAGACGCCTGACAAAAGAACTGATACTGCAGTGGCTCAAGGAGGCTGGCGGCTGGGAGGCAGGGCACAACGAGCTCTTCGAGTACAAGCACTGGAGCCTCGGCATTCACAAGGAGGACGACAGCTACCAGCCGTTCACATTCGGGGTTGCTGGGCACCACAAGGGAACGGCGGAAACCATCTGCAGGCGCTATCGGAGCATTGAGGAGGCCATGTTGCACGTGGTCAACGGCTTCAATGAAAATGCCAACGTCCGAAACCCGTATGCGTCGCTTGATGAAGCGATGAACGACACGCTTGGCTGGCTGGCGCGGGTCAACACCAGGATCAGTTACCTGTACCGCGACGCCGACAACTACAAGATGCGTCACGAGGTTGTGATTGCCGGCAGCATGAGCGAGGAACAGGAAAAGGCCATCGAGGACAGCCTTGATGAAGGTGTTTACTTCATCCCGCCGCAGGTTGGTTTGCCTGATGACCGCTTTGGCAGCGTCACCGCGGCAGACCACCCGTGGTTTGAATGGGTAGGTGTTGAGCCTACTGCAGACCGACCGACGCTTCATGTGACGGCTGAGGAGTTGACGGCCAAGTTCGTAGACGCTGCGAACGGATGGACGGAGTCCGCGGACGCGCCAGCGGACGGTCTGCGCCCGTACAGCGTGACAGTCCGAGAAACGCTGTCCAGAAGCGTGATTATCTGGGCTGACAGCCACGAAGGGGCTGAGGAAAAGGCGGCTGACCTGAGTAACGACGGAACCATCAGCCTGACAGATCAGGACTTCATCGACCGAGAGATCGAGTGTAACTGCGTGGCCGGGGCATACGATCTGAGCACATTCAAGCAGTACGGCAAGGAGGAGTGAATATGGCATACGAAATTGAACTGCACTACGGCTTCGAGAGAAGCCGCGATACCTATGAAACCTACCACGCCTTCGAGGCGACGGACATCGAGGAAGATGCGGATGACGCCGCAATCGAAGAGAGACTCGCTGGCTTGCTCGACTGCAGCCCGGACGACGAGGACTTCGACTGCAAATCCATGCGCATCACCCTGCCTGATAGAACGGTGGAGCGCATCCGAGCGGAGGGCTATGCGGCCGGTAGAGTCGGCATACTGGCCCAGATGATTGAGGGGCCGTGGAACAACGACGCCTGCAAGGGTTACGCCATCATGGCAATGGAACGTGCCGGCCTTGACCCGGAGATGATCCGCAAGGTCAGTAGTGCGATGACCGACTGCTTCGACGATACCACGGTCGCGGAGGCTGGCCGGTACTACATGAAAGGGGCGGTTCGATGAACGACGAGACTACACGGATCGCCGAACGGTACGGCATCACCGAGAAGTGCGCATCACTTGAACGCGACCTGCTGAGCATCGACGGTGTGACCAGCGTGGAGTTTGACCTGAACGGGTTCCTTGATGACATTCATCAGGTGATCGCGCTGGTTGGGTATAAACACCACAAAATTGGAAGCGCATGGAGCGTGGCCGGGAAGATAGTGGAAAAGGCTTTGCTGTACCACGACCTCAATGATTCTGGAGATCTGATTGAAGATTACGGTGAGCACCTGTACCTCGTTTTCAACTGCGGCCCGAGCTGGCTGAAGAAAGGAGAGGTTGAAGCATGAGCGACTACGAGAAGTTCCGACTGCAGTGGATGATCGACCACGGGCATTCTCTGCGTGAGCTGATGGAGGAGCTGCAAAGCCTTCAGTACGACGACCCCGAGGACAGCGACCAGATTTCAACCCCGATCACGGAACTGTTCGAGAGGTGGGAGCAGGACAGAGGGTTCAGGTCTGAAATCTGGCCTTGCGAAGCCGAGTACGAGGGTTGCGAGGGCAAAGACGCGGCTGGTGGGAAAATTATTCTGCTTTTCAGCGATGATGACGGCGTGTTCGACACGGCTTTGTATCGCGTCAGAAACTACGACGGCCACAGGTTCGCGCAGAGCCTCGGGAACGCAGAGATGAAGTGGAGGCACAGTGAAGATGAATACTTTGACTTTGTGCTTACTTCGCTCCGAGAGGAAGGGTACGACATCGAGGAGATAGAGGATTACGAAGTATTCGACATGGGCATATAGGAGGAGACCCGGAATGAACCAGTCAAAGTATATCTACCTGCTGGCCGGCCCGTCTGGCTCAGGCAAATCCAGCGTCGCCCGCAAAATAACGGAGTGGTACGGCTTCAAAGAGGTGTGGTCGTACACCGAACGTCCGCCTCGATACGCTGGAGAGCCGGGTCACATCTTCGTGACACCGGAAGAGTTCGACGCCGCTGGCCCGATGTGCGCGTTCACGCTCTACAACGGCTACCGCTACGGGGTGCCACAGTCGGAGATTGACAGCAGCCTTCTGTACGTCATTGACCCCGCTGGCATCGAATACATGAAAAACCACTATGCAGGAAGCAAGGGTATTACGGTAATCGGGATATGGGCGCCCGAAGAAGTGAGAAGGGAGCGCATGATTTCCAGAGGCGACGCCCCTGCGATGGTAGATGAACGCCTGCGTATCGACGCAGAAGAGTTCAAAACGCTGCACCTCATGTCGGATGTGTGGCTCCGTAACATGGATTTGGACGTTACGGCTGAAATGGTGAGCGCCTATATTTTTGCAAAGGAGAAGAAGGCATGAGCAGAACGAAGATCGAGCGGCGCTACCGCAAGATGCAGGCCGACGCGAAGGCGTTCGGCGCGGAGCTTCTGACCGAGGAGAGCATTTTCATTGACGATGACCACCTCGATTGCGTGTGGTACGGCGGCCATATCGGTGGCCTGAGATACAAGGGCTATGAGGTGTCCGTCGAGGTACATGGTGACGTCGAGATTACCGGCTTCATGAATGGCCGCGATTTCCTGTATAAGAACAAGCAGAACACCGGCGCGATGAACATGGCGGCATCTGACACTCTGAGGACTACCTTCAAGAGCGACGCGGAGCTGTGGGACGCCCTCAACGCAGACGAAGAGGCCGAGAATAAGGTGGCCTTTGAGAACAATAGCTGGATCGAGGCATTTGTGAAAGACCCAGAGGGACATTGGCACGGGTCGAGCGTCGTGGATGACGCGGACGACGTGCTGGACGCCTGCGGAGGTATTTCTGGATGGATCGACTGGCTCAATGAAAACTACATCAAGGAGGATAAGGCATGAGCAAACACATCACTCGGGAGGTTTGGGCGGCGGCCGGGGACTTCTACAAAGCGGCACAACCCGGAGACACCGTGGACGAGCAAATCGTCAATGACTTCCGCGACTGCGTCCCGCCCGCATCCATGTCGAGCGGGTATCTGCAGGTGGGCGAGGCATACGACCACATGGTAGACGAGAATGGCCGCTGGCGCCCGACGTTTATGACGTTCGCCTTCAAGGACGGCGTCTGGGTTTACTGCGGGTGTTGCTTCCACGGCGAAGCCGTCCACCGTGAGCGCATTTGAATACCTGTATCGGGGAGTAAAAGACAGGAAAAGAGACAAAAAGAGAGTAACAAGAATTGATGGGGAGCGAACGGGATTGAAGTTCACCATCAACCTGTATTATCGTGTAGCATAGAAAATCTGGAGAGTCCGAGGGGGACAAGAAATCCAGACGAAACGGAAAGACAACAAGGAGGTTCAACGCATGAGCAAGATACTCTTCACTTCGGAATCGGTCACGGAAGGCCATCCCGATAAAGTGTGCGACCGCATCTCTGACGCAGTGCTCGACGAGGTCATGAAGCATGACCCGAATGGCCGTGTGGCCTGCGAGACCTGCTGCACGACCGGCATGGTGCTGGTCATGGGCGAGATCAGCACGGAGCACTACATCGACTTTGCCGGTATCGCCCGCGGCGTCCTGAAGGACATCGGCTATGACAGCCCCAAGGCGGGATTTGACGGCAACACCTGCGCGGTGATGGTAGCCATCGACGAGCAGAGCCCCGACATCGCAATGGGAACCAACGATGGAGTCGGCGGAGCGGGGGATCAGGGAATGATGTTCGGCTACGCCTGTAACGAGACACCGGATCTGATGCCCCTGCCTATCACGCTGGCGAATAAGATGGCATACCTGCTGATGAAGAAGAGAAAGGACGGCACGATCCCTCACATCCTCCCCGATGGAAAGACACAGGTGACGGTGGAGTATGACGAGGGGGGCAACCCGGTACGGGTTGACACCGTCGTCATCTCTACCCAGCATGAGGAGTGCGTCGCACCCGAGGATCTGGAGGAGCCTCTGAAGGAGCACGTCATCAAGCCCGTCCTCGACGAGCTGCTGACCTACCAGCCCAATATGGACGTTGACACCTACGCCCTGTTCATCAATCCCACGGGCCGTTTCGTCAAGGGCGGTCCTGCCGCAGACTCGGGCCTCACCGGACGCAAGATCATCGTGGACACCTACGGCGGCTATGCCGCGCACGGTGGCGGCGCCTTCTCCGGTAAAGACCCCACAAAGGTTGACCGCTCCGCAGCGTATGCAGCCCGCCACATTGCGAAGAACATCGTGGCCGCTGGCATCGCTGACAAGTGTCAGGTTCAGCTTGCCTACGCCATCGGTGTTGCGCATCCCGTGAGCATCCGCGTCGATACCTACGGCACCGGCAAGTACGCCGAGAATAAGATCTGCGACGCCATCGAGGCCGTCTACGATCTGACCCCCAGAGGCATTATCAACTGGCTTGACCTGCGTAAGCCCGTCTACAAGAACACCTCCGCCTACGGCCACTTCGGCAACGTCATCGGCGAGGAACGTACTTGGGAGAAGACGGACGCTGCAGAGAAGCTGCTCGAAGCCATCAAGTAAGCGCAACAGACCCAGCAAGGCGCTGCTTGGTGAGAACCCCTGAGTATCACAACCACACGGCGCCTGAGGGCCTGAAACCTGCATCGAAAACGCCACGACGGCGGAACGGTGAGGCGGAGGGCCATCGGCTGGGTATGTGTCACCCCTAAAAAGGGATTTCACAGCCTGCCGCAGCGAGGCGCGAGGCATCCGAACAAGGTCACAAAAATGCGTAGCGACACCGTAAAACCTTGCTTTAGGTAGGCCGTATGGTACAATAAAGTAAAGATATTCAGGAGGCAATCACATGGCAATTATGACAGGTCGGTATAGCAACAAGGAACTCCGAAACGATGGGTATTATCCCGTCGGCATCAGCGTCGGCAAGCCCAGATTTTCAACTGGGTACGAGATCCGTGAACAGTGCTACGCGCTGGCTCCGCGGTACGATATGCTGAAGCTGGGCTATGAGGAGTACAAGGCCGAGTATTTCAAGAAGCTGGATAAGATCGGCGTCGATAAGATTATCGGCATCGTCCAGCGGCTTGACGCCAAGGCTCAGGAGGAGGACAAGAAGCTGGTTCTGCTCTGCTTTGAGGACATCCGTAAGCCTGAGAACTGGTGCCACCGCACGTTGTTTGCGGAGTGGTGGCTGGCCCACACCGGCGAGGTCATCGAGGAGATGCCTGAGGCTGACGCTTTGAAGCAGCCTAAGGCGGCAAAACCGCCTGAAGAGAAAGTTGAGCAACTGAGCCTGCTGTAACCGGCAGGCCGGTGATGTGCGGTGGCGGAATAGGTAGACGCAGCAAGGGTATGCGGCGCAGAAGGGCACAACAGAACGCAGACCTATTGGGGTTAAGTAGCTACCTCGGACGGGAAGAAAGCACGTTGTACGCTGCCTGCGCTATGCGGGGTGACAAATCCCCGCCCGCACATCAGATACCCGGAACTGGTGAAAGAGCATCACGCCCTCTATCCTTGAGGGAGTTCCTACCTCGCAAGTAGGGTTCCGGTCCATATACGGGCGAATGTCCCAAGGTGGCGACACGGTCTCCAAAACCGCGTGTGGTGGGTTCGATTCCCAACCGTCCGTGCCATAGGCCCCGACCATCGGGGCAACATCCGGGAATAGTGAAAGGTATCACGCTCGGCATCCTGTCGAGAGTTTCCGCCCCGTAAGCGGATTCCCGGTCCATATCCGGGCTTGGTGAAAGTGCATCATTCCTGCCTCCCCGGCAGGCGTTCCAGCCTCGCAAGCTGGGGCCCGGTCCAGAATACGAGAAAGGCAGTCGGAGAACCGGCTGCCTTTTCTCTTGCATCGAGGAGTGACTCCATGAGGAAGATCGGACTAATCGTAGCAGTCGAGGAAGAGGCCATGCGCCAGAAATACGGCGAAGGCTACGATTTGAACGACGGCTATTGCACAGTGCTTTATCAAACTGCCAAAAGCCAAGTCTACGCCCTGTATAGCGGCGCAGGTGAGATTTTCGCGGCCGCTGCAACACAATACCTTATCGACCGCTACGAAGTCGCTGCGGTTCTTAATTACGGCGTAGTGGGAGGCTGCAGAGAAGACCTGATGGCCGACGAGCCTTGCCTCGTTGACTGCGTGGTGCATTGGCAGTACGACCTATCCGACGTGGACGGTGTGCCTGTTGGTCAATACATGGAATACTACCCAGACCGGCGGCTCCAGACCGATGAACGGCTCATGGAGATGGCAAGCCGAGTGTTCCCGAACCTGCGTCATGTGTGCTGCGCCTCTGGCGATAAGTTTATGGGCAAGGCCGAGGAAAAGCTCTGGCTCCACAGAGAGTTCGGCGCGGATGTGTGCGACATGGAAGCGGCGGCAATCCTGCTGACCTGCGACCGCAACGACGTTCCGTGCCTGATGGTGAAAACGGTAGCCGACAGCGTTAGGGGTGGCGCTGCGGAATACTGGAATGAGAAGGGCAGGACAGCGATGACCTGTCTGGACATCGTCGATAAGCTGATCGACGAGATGTAAGTGAAGACCACGTCTGAGAGGTGACGGCCGCAAGGCCGCCGCCTCTTTTTCGTGTTCTCGAAACCGATAGGAGGTCAGTACAATGGCGTTTTTTATGGACCCCGGAGCGATGTTCCTCGGGTGCCTGAACGGTGTTGAGCAGAAGTTTTTGATTGAGCTCATTAAGACCGCTCGGCGTTCTGGGTACACGCGGTTCGTAGAGCCATGCGCCGGTACATTCGCTATGGCGAATCTGGCAGTCCAGTCGGGGTTCAAGCCTGAGCAGATCGAAACCAGCGACGTGAATATGATGACCTCGGTGATGGGCTACGCCATCACGGGCCAGTCTCTCGAACCGCTGCAGATCCACGCGCAGGGCTTCTCCGATGAAGAGCTGTTAGACCCAGCCGTGGCCCTGTACGCGCAAATCTATCTGCGGACATCGAAGAGCGCAGGGAACGAGTATTTCCACAACATCCTGCGCGACCTGCACGACAGGCGTGAAGAGCACATCGAGAGCATCCGCCGACAGCTTGAGGCCACGAAGAGCCTGCTCGGTGGTATGAGCTACCGCCCGCTGGATATGTGGGATCATCTCCGTGAGGTGAAGGATGACCCGCATACGATCATCGTGGCGAACCCGCCGACGTACTTCGCCGGCTATGAGAAGTTCTACGACACGCAGGGCAAGATGACTTGGAAAGAGCCGCACTACGGTATGTTCGACCCTGAGACCGGCCATCAGCAGCTCTACGACATGATGATGGACGCTCCCGCTCTGCTCCTGTGCTATCAGGAGAAACGGGCAGGTGAGGCCGTCGGCCACACCATCTTTGCCCGCTCAGGGACACGCGCCGACCTGAACTCGTACATCACGACGAACAGGGAAGAGGAAGCGGTGGCCCTTGCCAAAGGGAAGAAAATCAAGCGCCCGCAGGAGGGCAAGCTGGAGCCTCTGAAATGCAGTATGCTCCCGCTCGACTATGAGATCACGGAGGACAGCGACATCCGAATTATCCAGATCGCCGGCGCCAACGCGCAGTATTACCGGATGCTCTGGACGCACAACTTCGTCGGCTCGCAGGCGACCTACAACCGTGCCGTCCTGATCGACGGCTATGTGGCCGCGGTCTTCGGCATCTCGAAGATGGCCGCGGACTCCATCTTTGTGTGGTACGTCATGAAGGCACCGCACAAGCTGTACCGCCTCGGCCGCCTCTGCTATATGCTGGCTCAGAACCAGATCTTCGTGGACACGCTGCTCGACGACATCGACCAGGAGAAGGTCACAAAGATGCGGACAGCCATGCTCACGAAGTACGCCGAGAACAAAGAGGTTCGCGGCATCATGAAGCTGGTCAACCGGCAGGAGGACGCGAAGAACGGGTACAAGCTGACCTATGAGGCCGCCCTTGTGGCTGGCCGTGACGAGAAGGCTACGTTGGCCGAATGGCTGAGGAGGGAGAAACAATGGCAGCAGAAGAGAGCACAGCAATGAGCTACGAGAAGATTTACGACATGGGCACTGGCCTGATTATTGCCAAAGTCCAGCTCGATAAGGTGCGGGAGCAGGACATCAACGCCCGCATCATGAAGAAGGAAATGCAGGATCAGCTTACCGCGAACATCAAGAACCGCGGCCAGCTTGAGAGTCTGCCCCTGCTGGTGGAGAAAGACGGCGTTCTGGAGATTATCTCCGGCCATCACCGCATCAAGAGCGCCAGAGCCGCCGGCATGAAGGAGATTATCGCCATCATCGACGTGAGCGGTCTGTCCCGCTCCAAGATCGCGTCGAAGCAGTTGGCCCACAACGCCATCAGCGGCTTCGATGACCCGTCCATCCTGCGCGAGATCTGCAAGATGCTTGACGACGTGGACGATATGCTGGAGAGCTATATCGGCAAGGACATCATGGAGGAGCCTCTGGAGCAGTACGATAAGCTGCTGTCCCCGGCGGTGCATTTCGACTTCAAGAACATCACGTTTTCGTTCCTGCCGCATCAGGTGAAGGATATGGACGCGCTGGTGAAGAACCTTGAGTCCTCGGCACCTGAGATTATCGGTGTCGCGCCCTACGAGCAGTGCAAGCAGTTCATCGAGGCGCTGGCCCGCTACCAGAAGTTCTCCGACATCCGCAACGTCGGCGCCGCTATCCACTCCATGATCGAGAGTGTCACGGAGAAGATGGACGAGGTCGGCTTCAAGGACGACGAGGAGTGGACGTATCTGACGAAGATTTTCGGCAGCAACGCCATCCCTGCGGAGTCTGCAGCTACCATTACGAAGGCCATCAAGAAGGCCGAGAAGGACGGTGCTATCACGAGCAAGAACCGTTGGCAGTTGATCGAAATGCTTGCCACCGAATATCTGGCAGGAAAGTGAGTGATGTGATATGCCGGCCCTCAGCAAGTACAATCCCGAATACCACGACGATTGGGCTTGGTCGCTGGCAATCAAGGGAGCCACGAACGACGAGATTGCCGAGGCTTTCGGCATCTCGACGCGCACCTTTATTCGCTGGAAGCAGGAGCATGAGAGCCTGAACGACGCAGTCGAGCGAGGAAAGAACATCGCCGACTCTAAGGTCGAGAAGGCGCTTTATCAAAGGGCTTTGGGCTACCAGATTACCGACACCGAGAAAACAATCGACATGGATAAGGATGGCAACCCGAAGCCCGTCCGCATCAAGAACACGACGAAGAACATAGTGCCAGACACTATGGCAATTATGTATTGGCTGAACAACCGCAAGCGTACCCAGTGGGCGCAGCGGCAGGAAGTCGCCCTCTCCGCCGGCGATGATTCCGAAGATGTTCTGATCTATCTCCCCGCAAACGGCAGGGACGATGGCGACCAGCAAGAGTCCTGAGAGAAAAGTCCGTGTGCTGAAGCCGCAGTTCGGCCCGCAAGAGAAGTTTCTTGCAACCCCTGCGGACATCTGCATCTACGGCGGAGCGGCCGGCGGCGGCAAGACCTACGGCCTGCTGCTGTCGGCGTTGAGATACAAGAATGTCAAGGGCTTCGGCTGCACGATCTTCAGGAAGAACTACAAGCAGATTTTCGCCCAAGGCGGTCTGTGGGATGAAGCCCAGAAGATGTACCACGGCATCAACGGGGCACAGCGCAAAATCTCCGACGGCACGTGGTCGTTTCGAGATAAGGACGGCAACGAGGTTTCCAAGGTGTCCTTCGCGCACATCGAGCGTTCGGAAGAGCTGGACAACTGGCAGGGCGCTCAGATCTGCGAGATCGGCTTCGACGAGCTGACGCATTTCAGCGAGGAGATTTTCTTCTATATGCTGTCCCGTAACCGTTCGACCTGTGGCGTCAGGCCGTTCGTTCGAGCAACCTGCAACCCTGACGCCGATAGCTGGGTGGCAAAGTTCATTGCATGGTGGATCGACCAAGACACCGGCTACCCCATCCCTGAGCGTTCTGGCCTCATTCGCTACATGATTCGGCGTGACGAGGTCGTTTACTGGGCGGACACCAGAGAGGAACTCTGGGAACGCTTCAATCTGACCACACCGGAAGAGAAGAACGAACCGAAGTCGGTGACGTTCATCATGTCTTCCGTGTACGACAACCAAGAGCTGCTGCGTATCGACCCCGGCTACCTGTCCAACCTGAAGGCACTGTCGGTCATCCAGCGTGAGCGGCTTCTCAAAGGCAACTGGAAGATCAGGGCCGCCGCCGGCCTGTTCTTCAAGAGAACGCAGCTCGGCGAGATCCTGACCATCATGCCGCAGGACGTCATCCAGTGGGTTCGCTGCTGGGACTTGGCGGCAACCGAGAAGACAGAGAACGGCGACCCGGCCTATACCGCTGGCGTCCTGATGGGCAAGCGGAAGAACGGCCGATACGTCATCGCGGACGTCATCAACAAGCAGATGAACGCCTCCGATGTGCGAAAGACGATAAAGCTGACTGCTCAGGCAGACCGTGCGGCGTACAAGCGCGTCCGCGTCCGCCTGCCGAAAGACCCCGGACAAGCCGGCAAAGAGCAGGCCGAGTCCTACATCAAGTTCCTGTCTGGCTTCGACGTTACGGCCGTCGCTGAAAGCGGCAGTAAAGAGGCCAGAGCCGAGCCTATGGCCGCCCAATGGCAAGCCGGCAACTTCGACATCATGTATGGCGAATGGAACGAGGCGTACCTGACGCAGCTTGAGAACTTTCCCGACGGGAAGTTCAAGGATATGGTCGATGCAAGCGCCAACGCATTTGCGGAGATCGAAACGAAGACGGCGTTCAACGTCGGCAACCTGATTTGAGAAAGAGGTGAGAGGGTATGGACGACAGACGCAAAGACCAAGCCGAGCGCATCGTGAAGAGGTACGCCCACCTGATCGAGATGCAGACCGGCAAGGCCGTTCGCCCCTACCGAGCCGACGGCTACGTGAACATGATGAACAAGTACGGCACGAGCAAGGACACCACGGAAGGGTATCGGTTCCGTGCCGAGCCTGTGGTTCCCGATGAACTGCTCACTATGTACTACGAGGGCAACGGCCTGTTTGCGAAAATCATCGACACGCCCGCAGAGGAGGCCATTAAGCACGGCTTCACGCTGGAGAGCACCAAAGACCAGAAAATCGAGGACTTCTATACGGAGGCCCTCGACGAGCTGGACTGGGAAGAAACGGCCATGACCGCCATCCGCTGGGCGCGGCTCTTCGGAGGTTCCATCGCCGTGATGATGATTAACGACGGCCGCGGCATCGACGAGCCTCTGGACTGGCGCAACATCCGGTCGATTGACGATATTCGCGTCTATGACCGCTCAGTGATCCAGCCCGACTACCAGAGTATGTTCTCCTACGACCCGCGTGACCCGTTCCGCACCAGAGGCTCCCGCCTCGGTATGCCCGAGTTCTACCACGTGACGAGCCGCACCGGTTCGTTCACCGTTCACGACAGCCGGTGTCTGGTGTTTCAGAACGGCATCTTGCCCGAGAACACGACCAATTCGATTTACCAGCTATGGGGCATCCCCGAGTATGTGCGAATCAACAGGGCAATCCGTGACGCGGAAGTGGCCCACGGCAGCGCAACGAAGCTGCTCGACCGCTCCGTTCAGGCGGTCTACAAGATGAAGGATCTGGCCGCAGAGCTTGCCACCGAAGAAGGCGAGGACAGAGTCCTGCGCCGTCTGCAGACGATTGACATGGCCCGCGGCCTGCTGAACAGCATTACCATTGACAGCGAAGGCGAGGACTACGACTTCAGGCAGTTCCAGTTCAGCGGCGTCTCCGACGTCATCGACTCGACCTGCAACTTCCTGTCGGCGCTGACCTCGATTCCGCAGACCATCCTTTTTGGCCGTTCACCGGCAGGCATGAACGCGACCGGCGACGCTGATCTGGAGAACTGGTACAACTATCTGGAGCGCATCCAGAAGCGCATGGTGAAGAAGAACCTGCGCTACCTGCTGTCGGTCATCTTCCAAGCTGGCGTCCGTACCGGTGAGGTCGATGAAGTGCCGAAGATCAAGGTGGAGTTCAATCCCCTGTGGTCGCTCAGCGACACGGAGCAGGCAGACCTCGACCAGAAGCGGGCACAGACGCAGTTCACCAGAGCGCAGACCGCCCAGCTCTACATCGACAAGCAGGTTATCGACCCGAGCGAGGTTCGTGCCAAGCTGGCCGACAGCGAGGAGTTCGACGTCGAGAATATGCTCGACGAATACGACGACGAGGATCTGTTTCCCGACGAGCCTGCAGAGGGCGGTCAGGTTTCCGGCGACGTTGGGCAAAGCATTTTCGAGCAGGGCCAGTTCGCTGACTATGCCGAGGGCACCAGCACCGAAGAGCACAAGAAAGACCCCGGCGGAGACGGTGAAGCTCCCGCCGCCGCACCTGCTGCGACCAAACTGCCGCAGGACATGAGCGACGAGGAACGTCAACAGTCAGCCGCCAATGCCCCGCAAAATCGCGCTAAAGCCTCGGTACAGGGTGTCAAGGGTGATGGGAATACATCTACACCCGAAGATACAAAAGCCTGTGTAGGCGTTCTGGTGGTCTCTCAGGGCAAGGTTCTGAGTGGAACCAGAAAGACGGAGTTCGGCCACGGCCTGATTTGTGGCCCCGGCGGTCACATCAAGGAAGGCGAATCTCCGAAGCAGGCGGCGTTCCGTGAAGCAGAGGAAGAGTTCGGCATCAGCCCGAAAGAGCTGATCCCGCTCGGCCGAGGCCCTATGGAGCCTGACACCGGCATTCAGCCGTACATCTTCCTGTGTACTGAGTACGAAGGCGAGCCGAATTGCGTGGACGGTGAAATGGCTGACCCGCAGTTCAGAACGCTGGAGGAAATCGAGCTGCTGACCCCGTCGCTGTTCCAGCCATTTGCGGATGATGTGAAGCTCCTGAAGGCGGCCCTTCGAGGTGAATGCGACCCTTTTGAAGAGGATGGCGGACCGGGGAGTGGCAATTTTGGACACAATGGACGTAAAGGCGAGATCGGCGGCTCGGAGGAACGCGAAGGAAACACCTCCCCATATAACGGCGAAACCAGCCATGGACTTGAAAGAGGCGTTTACTCTGCAAAGAAATCAGAGTGGAGTAAGAATGCTGGACGCGAGCTGAGCGACCGTGAAGTGCAGGAAATGGTCGATGCGACATCGGACTACACAAGGAACTATAAGGATGTCGTGGCGGCTTCTGCTGGGTACTCGGGTGTATATGCGACGCGTGGTTCACTGATGGACAGTGAAGAAAAGGCTACCGCCGAAAAGAGCGCAGCGGCCATTGAAAAAGCGATTTCACTCTCAGACAAGTACGCAGGTACGACCAAGCGCGCGATGACAATGGACAAGGATGCCTTTGATAAGTTCATCGCAGAGTCGTCAGGGGACAGCACGTTCGGACTCGGTCATCTGTCAAGCTGGTCTACTGGGGATGATGCTCTAAAGAGAGTGTTCAGATCCAGAGACGGTGATGACCCTGATTCGTACAACGTTGTGCTTGAATGCAAGTCGAAGAGTGGTGTTTCCATCAAGGATGTGGCCGACGTTGACATGGATGAAGTCCTGTATTCCAAGAAGGCAAGATTCAAGGTTCTTGATACCGACCCTGATTATTCCGTTGGGAAATACAAAGCCGTGAAACTTACGCTTGAGGAAGTCGGAAATAGAGGGGATTCCTCCGATCTCGACGGTGGCCCCGGATCTGGAAATTTTGGACATGAGGGCAGACCGGGTGAAATCGGAGGATCTGCACCATACCTGAAGTCTACTGCCTCGAAGTTGTTTCAGAGGTAGATGGGAAATAGGCAGAGCGGACAATGACCGCCCTGCTTTTCTTATGCCCGCAACCCATCGCCAAACCCGCGTAAATGACCGTAAAGGGGGCTTTGTCTTTGACCAACAACCAATACCAAGAGGCGGTTAAAAAGGCTGTACGCCCCAAGTTTCGGGGGAATAGACCCCTTCCTGCGAAGACCACCCCGCAATACCCGCAATCTGCAGAGCGTGAGTACCGACGCATCGCCGGCGCCTATATGCGGCTGCTGAACGAGGAACTGAAGAAGAAACTGCCCGCCATGATGAACGAGTACAAGCGGGAACGGCGTGGAGACTCCCGACTGGATGACAGCCGCGACCTCGACGCCCGCATCCGTCAGATGCTTCAGGAAGTGTCTGCAGCTCTGGAAAAGCGCATCGCGCAGTTCGGCCTCGACAGCAAAATCCAGCAGATCGCCAAGATGACGCAGAACACCTCGGTACGAGAGTGGAAACGCGCCGTCAAGGACACGCTGGGCATCGACATCCTGGACGACTACTACTCGGGCGAGTTGTACGAGCAGGCCATCCAGAGGTGGATCGCCGAGAACGTGGCCTACATCAAGAGCCTGCCGACCGAGACGCTCGGCAATATGCGGCAAATCATTCTGGACGGCTACCTGAACGGTCGGCCAATCCGCGACATCCAGAAGGACATCCAGAGCGAGTACGGCACGTCCAAGCGCCACGCCCAGCTTTTGGCCCGTGACCAGCTTGCGACGTTGAACGCACAGATCACGAAGATGCAGCAGACCGACGCCGGCTGCAAGAAGTATCGGTGGTCTACGTCCCACGATTCCCGCGTCCGCCCGTGCCATGCGGCGCTGAACGGGAAGACCTTCGATTGGAACGACCCGCCTGAGATGTGGTACGACACCAAGGCTGGCCGAGTCTACACCGGCCGCAAATGCCACCCCGGCGAGGACTACTGCTGCCGCTGTGTGGCAATCCCTGTGTTCGACTACGACAGGGTGAATATCCCCATGAAATAATCAGGCGAGGAGGAGAGGACATGGAAACGAAAGAGAAGATCAAGGTCTTCATCGACTTCCAGAACGGCAAGACCGTTTGCATCTGCAAGCGCAGCCGCAAACGCTGCGGCAAGGACTGTTCGCCTGAGGTAGTCGAGAGGGATAAGTTCGCTGAATGGGAACGCACCTTCCATCGTGACCGCTTTGGAAAGAGCGAATAGGTGGTGAGTGCGATGACCAGATATAGACCCACCCGAAGCCGTGATGCTCCCGCAGGGGCACACCCGGCGCCAAATTCAGAAGAAAGGAAGGAAAAGCCGTGAAGAACGCTTGTGCAATCAGCAGTCTTGCGCGTCAGCTTGGCAAGGTGAGCGAAAAGCTCGACTCTCTTGCTATGGGAGTGCAGGATGTGGAGCAGAATGCCCCCGACCTGACCGACGTGTATCAGGGTTTGCTTCTCGACGAGATCGAGCACGTCCAGATTTTGACGCTGGAACTCACCAAGGCCGTTGTGGCTGCGGCAGAGGAAACCAACGCCGACGAGGGCGGAAGCGTCTTCGCTGCCGGCGACCTGACCGCTGAAAAGGCCGGGGACGGTGACGGAGACAACGGGCAGAGTGAGGAGAAGAAGTGATGCTCACGCTGCAGAACACTCCGAAAGGAGGTGGGCCCAATGAGTGAGGCCCCGAAATTATCTCAGGTGATCCGTCTGGACAGCCTCCCGCTGAACCAGACGTATTTCACTCCCGAAGGCTACCTGATGGACAGGCCAATCCTGACCAGCACGGGTATCTTCGAGTACACCAACCCTGACGGGAGCGTCAGGAGGGAGCTTCGGCTCCCTGAGGAAGTCTTCGCTGCTGAGAGTCTTGCCTCGTATCAGGGCAAGCCCATCATCATCACGCATGATGCGGGTCTGGTGGATAAGGACAACGTCCAGAAGCATCAGATCGGCACCATCCTGACGGAAGGGTATCGAAGCGGGGATGACGTCCGTGCGGAGATCGTTATTCACAACACCGACGAGATGCGGTATTGCGGCCTGAAGGAGCTGTCCCTCGGCTACAATCTGACGCTCGATGAAACGCCGGGTGAGTGGAACGGCCAGCACTACGACGCCATCCAGCGGGACATCCGCATCAACCACTTGGCCTTGGTCCGGGAAGCCAGAGCCGGTGAACAGGCGCGGTTAAATATTGATGGCCGTGATCCTGCAAGAACTCTCAAAGGAGGAAAAGTCATGAAGAAGAAAAATGCTCCCAAGAATGCTCGTCGCGCTGATGGCGTTCTGTCCCCGGAAGAGCTCGCCAAGGCCATCGAGGAGTACAAGGCCCGCCGTGCTCAGCGCCTCGCTGCCAAGACCGACGAGGACCCCACCGAGGGTACTGATCCCGTAGTCAGCGCCAAGCCCACCAACGCCCCCGCTGCCGCGCAGGATGACGACGATACCGTTGTCGCTCCCGCCGGTCAGGAGCCTCAGACTGTCGAGGATAAGGTGGCGGCTGTCAAGGACAACCGTGACCGCCGCGATGCTGACGGCGACCCTGAGGATCTGGAGTCCGCGAAGGGCGTCATTGCCAATCAGGACGAGGACATGGACATCCTGTTCGACATCATCGACACTCTGCTCGCGCAGAAGGAGTTCGACGAGGCTGGCTGCACCGATCCTCAGACCGACGAAGGTGATGACACCACCGACGAGAACAACGACGAGGGCGACGACGACACCGACAATCAGGACAGCGACGATGACCCCATCCCCACCGCTACGCCCGCCGACCACACCCAGGGCGAAGTCCTGAACGCCGACGGCATCGACGCCATCATCCGCCAGCGCGTGAAGATCGGCATGATCGGTAAGGCCCTGAACCTCGACGGTGTTGAGGATATGAGCATCTCCGCCGCCAAGAAGGCCATCATCAAGGCTGTGCGTCCCGAGATGCGTCTGGACGGCAAGAGCGATGCGTTCGTGAACGCTGCGTTCGAGTACGCCGTCGCCGATGTCGAGTCCCGCTCCAAGAAGGACGTCGGCTACCAGAAGAAGCAGATGTTCAACCGCGACTCTCGCACCCCTGTCAGCAACGGCGTCGGTTCTGCTGATTCCGCCCGTCAGAAGATGATCGAGCGTCGCCAGAATAGAGCAAAGGAGGAAAAGTAACATGAGTGCTCAGACCAAGTACGGCTATTCCACCCCTATTGGCGCGGCTGGCGGTATCGTTGATGTCGCGCCGCACCAGATCGACACTTTCCTCAATGAAGAGGAGAACGGCGTCCTGAAGTTCGGCGCGGGCGTCGTTCAGGGCAGCAAGCCCGGTGTCAATATCGCCCTGCCCAAGAAGGCCGCTACCGCCGCCAAGTTTGAGGGCATCACCACCAACAACCGCACCACCGAGTACGATCTGGAGGGCAAGCTCGCCGTTCGTAAGGGTGCTGCCGTTGGCGTCATGCGCTACGGCAAGATTTACGGCCGCGTGGCTGAGGGCGTCGAGCCTGCCTACGGTGACAGCGTTTACCTGATTACCGAGGGCGAAGAGGCTGGCTGCTTCACCAACGAGGCTGGCACCCCTGCTTCTGGCGAAAGCCATCAGGGCGACCCCGCCACCATCGCCGTCAAGGCCCGCTTTGTCGGCGGTGTCGATACCAACGCCCAGATTGCCCCGATTGAGCTGTTCAATCAGGCTCAGGCGTAAGAAAAGGAGGAACGTGAATTATGGCTACCAAAAAGCACATGAACTATGATAGCGACGAGGCCATGACCCTGCGGGGCTCCAAGATCCCCAAGGCTATCATGGCTTCCGAGGGCACTCGCTTCGATAGTGCCGAGGATGCTTCCGTCTTTTTCGCCCGTGAACTCGACCACGTCAAGGCTCAGTCCTACGACGTCGAGTACCCCGAACTGACGGCCCTGCACCTGTTCCCGCAGAGCTCCGAGGCCGACCCCGGCGCGGAAACCATCACCTACTACACCTACGACAAGACCGGTCTGGCGAAGATTATCGACAACTACTCCACCGACCTGCCCCGTGCGGACGTGACCGGCAAGCCCAGCTTCGCCAAGATTAAGTCCATTGGCGACAGCTACGGCTACTCCGCTCAGGAGATGCGGGCTTCTCGTCTGGCTGGCAAGTCTCTGGACGCCCGCAAGGGCGAGTCCGCTCGTTACCAGATCGACGCCCTGACCAACAAGATCGCATGGTGCGGTGACGAGGAAAGCGGCCTGATGGGCGTTCTGTCCGACGGCCAGAACATTCCTCTCTACACCATCGGCGCCAATGCCAGCGGCAAGACCAAGTGGGCGGAGAAGTCCGCCGACGAGATCCTCGCCGACGTGAACGGCATGGCGAAGCAGGTTGCGAAGATCACCAAGAACGTCGAGCGCCCCGATACCCTGTGCGTCCCCGCTGACGTGTTCATGGACATCTCCACCCGCCGCATTCCCGACACCAGCACCACGGTTCTGGCATTCATTCAGGAGCACGCTCCGTACATCAAGAACGTCGTGTCTACCGCTGAGCTGGATGCCGACTCTCCCGAGACCAACCCCTACGCGGTTGGCGGCAATCCTCAGGGCGTGGCGTTCCTGTTCAAGAACGACCCTCGCAAGCTGACTCTGGAGAACCCGATGCCGTTCTACCAGTACCCCCTGCAGGTCGAGAAGCTGGAAACCATCATTCTCTGCGAGGCCCGCACCGCTGGCGTCATCGTCTACTACCCGCTGTCCGCTCTGATTGCGGTCGGCGTGTCCTAAGAGGGGAAATTTTTTATGGGGAGGTTGCCAAGTGGCAATCTCCCCATAACATTCGCGTCAATCGAGAATAACGTCAGGCTGTCGAGGAGCCACCCTGCGGCAGCCCACGAATAACAGGAGGTTCATCATGAAGATCAGAAATAAGGGCTCCAAGATTATCAACATCGGCACGACGATCCTCATGCCCGATGCGTCTATGGACATCAACGAGGCCACCCTCAAGCTGCCCGCCATTCAGGCGTTCATCGCCAAGGGTTTGCTGGAGACCGACGAGAGCGAGGCTGCCTTCCAGAAGGCTGTCGAAGAGGCTGCTGCGAGAAAGCTGGAAGAGGATGCCAAGGTGAAGGCCGAGGCAGAAGCCAAGGCAAAGGCCGAAGCTGACGCGAAGGCCAAGGCTGAAGCGGAAGCTGCTGCCAAGAAGGCCGCAGAGGATAAGGCCAAGGCTGACGCCGCCAAGAAGGCCGCTGCCGCAAAGGCTGCCGACGAGAACAAGTAAGGAGTGAGCGCCATGAAGGCCATCCAGTACATCCGACTGATCGGGAAAGAGTTCATCTCCCTGACCGACGCGGAGCTTCACCTTTGGGTGGAGATGGTTCGCCCTATGGTGAGCCGCAAGCAGTTCGGGAAGCTGTATGAACAGGCGATTGCCTATCTCGTCTGCCACAAGCTGAAGATGGCCGGGTATGGCGAGAATCCGCTCGGAGATATGGGCGCTATCGGCATCGGTTTCGCTGTTGGAAGCGTGTCCGAGGGCGGGAGCAGCATCAGCTTCGGGGCGAATCAGAGTTCCAACCTCGCAACGGATGCCGAACTCGGTTTGACCGCTTACGGCGTTCAATTTCTCCAACTCCGGCGGATGGTTATTGTCCCAATCCATTGCAGCGGTGAGCTTGACAGCTCTGGCGGCAAAGGGAAGAACAATCCGTGTATCGTGCCGGTCGCCTCTGACGCCGTCCTCGGCGGCATCAAGGTACGCCCCGGCTCCGGCTTGAAGCTGGAACCGGACGGGACGCTCTCTGTTGACAGGGAGGAACCGTAATGGCGTTGAGCATTTCAGACCTGACGCCTGAGGGCAGAAGGTATTTCGAGCAACTGCAGAAGCTCTCCCGGCTTGAAGTGCAGGTCGGGTTCCAAGAGGGCCAGACCTACGAAGACGGCACATCCCTTGCGGACGTGGCCGCGTACAACGAACTCGGCACCTCTGACAGCCCAGCCAGACCGTTCATGCGACAGAGCTTTGAGAACCACGAGCCCGAACTGAAAGCGGCCTGTGAGCAGGTCAACAAGACGCTGGCCGAGGGCGGCACCACCGAAAAGGCCCTCAAGGATTTGGGTGTCTTCTGCAAGGGCCTTGTGCAGCAGGAGATCGTCGATGGCGGTTTCGTGGCGAATAAGCCATCCACCATCAAGAAGAAAAAGTCCGAGCAGCCGTTGATAGACACCGGCCACATGAGGCAGTCGGTTGACTTCGTCATCAAGGAACGAGGTGATTGACCGTGAACATTACGCTGTTCAACAAGAAATACTGGGTACGCCGGTTCAAAGAGCCGCAGAACATTCGCGGTTACATCACCGCAGACCACGAGGACTTTGTTGCCAGTCTGCATATCCACCCGATGGGTTCGGATGCGATGCTTGCGCTGCCTGAGGGCGAACGCAAGATGAAGCATCTGGAAGGCCACGGAACCGATGTGCTGATACCGGCCAGCGAAGCTACCGGCATCAAGGGCGACCTGTTGTACTACATGGGCGACTGGTACGAGTGTACCGCCGCCCAGCCGTGGGATCATACGGTGCTGTCGCACCTGAACTATCAGTTCTGCCTCGTGCCGACAGACGGCGCACGGGCTTCGGACATCGAAGACCCGCCGCAGGATGACCCAGCAACAGCGGGGAAGACCCAGCAGGAGATCCCACCCATTACGAATTTCCCCATTGCGTCCGCAGACACCGTCGGCGTGGTGCGCATCAAGGACGATTCCGGGCTGGCGATTGACGAGGAGGGCTTCTTGTCGCTCGCAAAGCCGACCGACGGAGGTGATACGCCATGAGAGTAGGGCAGGCCAAGGAGCTGTTCCGCGCTCTGACCCAGCAGTATTTCGGCGGCGCCAACGTCGTATTCGCCAATCAGAGCCGCACGGCCAAGCAAAAAGAGCCGCTTGTGGTGCTGACCCCCGGCAACGTCCACCGCCCGCAGGCTCCGAACTACACGTTCGCCGATGGCGAGGTCGTCGGGCATTACCTCTCCCGCTTCTCGATCACGGTGGATCTGTTCACGAACGGTTCGCCGGTCGTCGATGAAGTATCAGGGAAGGCCGTGGCATACGAGGATAACGCGGTGGACGATATGCTGTCCTTTGCCGACTTCCTCAATTCCGAGCATACCGTCCAATGGAGCCATCAGAACGATGTGAGCATCCTGATTGACGGCGATGTGCTGAACCTGACAGGTGTTGTGAACGATACGAGCTACGAGTTCCGTTCGCGCCTGACGGTTCAGTTTTATTTTACCCAAAAGGCAGTGGGAGCTTCCACGGCGCTGCTGGAAAGCAGCCTGCAGTACCCCACAGGCGAGAAAGACCCGGAAACGCAGGAGCCGACCTACACGCCTACCGAGCCGCCTGAGACTGATAGCAAGTCCGGGCCTTGGGGCGACGAGGAGGAGCCTATCGTCGTTCCGACATTCGAGCCGTCCGCCAGCGGTGGCGGAACCGAAGAGCTGGCAAAGGAAGAAACCGGCTACTTCACCGAAGTTGAGATAAAGGAGGAAACAGGCAATGAGTAAGAACTACGACATGATTGCCACGGTAGACATCGACATCGCAACCCCGATTGTGGATGATACCAGCTTCGACAATCTGCTGATTATGGGTCCTGCGCCGAAGACTGGCGCCAAGTCCCCGGCCCGCGTTGGGGTTTACTCTGACATCAGCGAAGTGGAAGACGCCGGCTTCGTCACAAGCGGCGCGGATGCCGACCCCGTCGGCCTTGCCGCAAGCGTGGCCTTCGCTCAGAGTCCTCGCCCGACGGCGGTGTATATCGCTGTTCAGCAGCTCTCCGAAGGCGCTGTTGTGGCCGGCCAGACCATCAAGGACACCAATGCTGCGGTCGCGCAGTATGCGGGCAAGAAAGAGGGCCTTACCGGCTGCGCCATCTCCTTCAAGGAGTCTGCCCGCAAGCTGAGCATGGTTCTGGACGGCCCCATCACCGGCGTCAAGAACACCGGCCTTTTCGATATGCTGGCGGCGCTGATCGCCGACGGCTATACCGCGACCATCGAGGACACCGTCATCACCGACGGCGCCAGCTTCAAGGCTTGCCCTGTGTGGAACAGCCTGAAGAAGCTGGACAAGGGCGGCGAGGAGCAGTTCACCGTCGCGGTGAATAAAACCGGCGGTACTGCGGTGCTCTACACCGTGGCCGTTTCGTACCCTGACCCCGACGCACCTGCGACGCAGGCCGCCGAGGACAACGAGCCTGCGAACACCCCGGACAGCGAACTGGAGACCCCGGCGACCACCATCGCCCGCGCTCTGGCGACCTCCGGTTGGTACGTGCTCTGCACCGCAGGCGTTGACCCCGCCAAGTACGAGGAGATCGCCGCGTACATGGAAACGCAGGAGAAACTCTTCTGCTACACGGAGCTGGATTGCTTCCCGACCCCCGGCGCCGTCCGTGAGGACGACGAGGATCTGGTACAGCCGTCCGTCGGCAACGTCTACTTCCGCACTCTGGGCGTCTATGGCCGAGAGACTACGGATCAGGCTGACGAGGACATCCCGCCCGCGAACCGCTACATCAACGTGGCGTTCGTTGCAAAGTGGCTGAACTACGAGTCCGGTAGCGAGACAACCGCCTTCAAGCAGCTTGCCTCCGTGTACCCGTCCAAGCTGACCAGCACGGAGATGAAGTCTCTGGCCGACAAGAGCCTGAACTACTTCATCACGGTCGGAAGCAAGAACCTGAGCATGAACGGCAAGGTCATCGGCAACGAGTGGGCGGACATCATCCGGTTCCGCGACTGGCTGAAGAACGATATGCAGCTTCGTGTTGTCAATCTGTTCGTTACCCGCCCGAAGGTGCCGTACACCGACGCGGGTATCTCTCTGGTGCAGAACCAGATGATCGCCTCGCTGAAATCCGGTCAGGACGCCGGCGGCATCGCCGAGAGCGAGTTCGACGAGGATGGCACCGAGATTCCGGGCTATGTCACGTCCGTTCCTCTGGCGGCCAGCCTGTCCGCGTCCGAAAAGGCGTCCCGTAAACTGACGAAGTGCAAGTTCAAGGCCAGACTGGCCGGCGCGATCCACTTTGCCGAGCTCAAGGGCAGCCTGACCTACGAACTGTAAGGAAGGAGGAACTGAGAGATGGGTAAGATTAAAACCTACAACCCGAAGGAAGTCACGATTGCGCTCGGCAACCACATCGTTGCTGGCTACGCCGACGACAGCTTCATCACCATTGACCCGAACGGCGATGGTGTGACCAAGAAGGTCGGTTGCGACGGCGAGATCGTCCGCAGCATCAGCCCCGATGATACCTACATCGTGAAGCTGACGGTGCTGCAGACCTCCGAGACGAACAGCTTCCTGCAGAACCGCTTCAAGCAGGATCGCCAGACCGGCGACGGTATGTTCCCGATCCTGATTAAAGACCTGAAGGGCGGTATGGTGTTCAGTTCCGACGCGGCATGGCCCGCCAAGCCCGCATCCCGCGGCTTCGGCAAAGAGTCCAACAACCGCGAGTGGGAGCTGCACACCGGCTCTGGCGAGTTGACCGAGTAAGCAACGCAAAGAGGCCGTCCGTCAAGGGCGGCCTCTACCGTACATAACGAGGGGGTTATGAACTATGAGAAGAATGCAAACGATTGAGAAGGTCATCGGGGAGAACACGTTCTATATCCGCCCGTTCGGCGCCTTTGCGGCGGCGAACATCAGCGGTGAACTGGCCGCCTTGCTGTCCCCGATTTTGGCGGGCATCGCCCCGCTGTTTGGCGGCCTCGACACGGGAGACGGCGGCTCGGACGCTGCAGCGAACCCGCTGGACATGGACATCGAGGAGGCTATGCCTGCCATCAGCAGCGCACTCTCTACGATTTCTGGCGACAAGGTCGAACGCATGATGCGCCGCCTGCTGATCGACCAGCAGAACATCAGCGTTCAGGGAGAGGACACCGACGGCAACACCGTCATTCTCGACAAGGATCTGGCTGACGAGGTGTTCTGCGGCGAACTGCAGGATATGTTCATCCTGTGCTACGAAGTTATCAAGCTGAACTTCAAGGGTTTTTTCAAGAGAGTCGGAATCCGATCTGGCAGCCTTATCGACAAGCTGCGGAAGGGGACTCCGACATCCGAAAATGGGGAGACTTCGACTTCGGACGCTTCAGCGAGCTTGAGCTGAGAATGTACTCGCTTATCAAAGCGGGTATTGCCACGAAGTCCGAGTTGGACGAAGCCTACACCCTCGACGAAGCTCTGAAGCTGTACGCGCTGTATAGCATGGACAGGGACATCGAGCGGTTCCAAGCCGAGGAGATGCAGGCCGAAATGGGCAGATAAAAAGCCTGCTCCACGCAGGAGCGAGCTTTTCCGTTTGCGCCTCAGTACATGATGCAGACGAGGGCTTTGTAGTTGTCAGCGTCAAGAGAACACAAAGCCTTAGTCCCGCCTTTGAAGATGATATAGACAGTGTAATCGCTGTTCTTTTTGGCGGAGTTAGCTCCAGCGATGGCGCCAATTCCGCCAAAGAGTGCTGCGCCAACAGCGCCGCGGGCCACGCCGCTGCCCATACTGGAATTGCCCTCCTGCATGACCAGTTCGCAGTGGTCTACGGTAGTCTTGTTGATGAAGGTCTTCTTTGCGCCGAAGAATTTGTTCTCGGTAATGAGAAGCCTTTTTTGTCGCCCTTGAACGAAATCAGGCCGCTGTAATCGCCGGCGAGAACCGTGTTTGCCATGATTGTGCGCTCCTCTCTGAAATATAGCCTTACGGCTTATGAGTAATATCCCATCAGCTTTAAGCGGCACGGTCAACACGGAGCGGTCAAATCTGCTATGAAAGGAGGGCGATTGTTCGTGACGATTGCGAAGTTTATCAACGAGGTCGGCTTCAAAGTACGCGAAGGCGACGTGAAAAAGGTCAACGGAACGATTTCCAACATCAAGAACACAGCGGCGAAGTTGCTCGGCGCAATCGGTATCGGGTTCAGCTTGACGCAAATCAATGCCCTCGTGGAAGAGTTTGGGCGAGTCAATGAACAGGTCAAGAACTCAACCGCCGCGCTCGGAGACCAAGCTGAGATTCAGAAGAAAATCATGGAGTCTGCTCGGCAAACGCGAAGCAGCTACGCGGAAACTGCCGGAGTGATTTCCAACCTCGTGCATGAAAGCCCGGAGCTATTTGGTAACATCGACGAGGCGGTCAAATTCAATAATGCAGCAACAATGCTGTTTAAGTCTGCTGGTAAGACGAATGAAGATATTGCTGGCCTTATGGAGGCAATCAACAAATCCTTTGCCAAGGGTTATGTTGACAGCGAAACAATCAGCCAGCTTTTGGAGCGTTCGCCCGAAGCGGTAGAATTGCTTAACAAAAAGCTCGGTACGACCTCCGACAAGCTGGAAGAGATGGCGTCGTCCAGAACAATGACGGTCGCAGATCTAAAGGCGGCGTTTGTAGACAACGCCAGCATTATTGAGCAAAAGTTTGGGGGCGTTCAATACAGAATTACAGACGCCTTGACTGTCATCCGAAGCGAATGGGGACTCTGGCTGACGCAGATGGACAGTACGCTCGGAGTGACGAACACTATCGCAAATGCGATGGTGAAGTTCTCCGACACGGCGATGCGCGTCATGAACCGCGTCCGAAACGCCGTGCAATGGCTGAGCGACAAACTGGGTGGCAGCGAGAAGCTACTGAAGCTCCTGACTATCACGGTTGGAGCGTTCCTCATAGCGAGCAAGGCGGACAAGGTGATTGGTTTCTTGAAGAACGCCGGCTCTCTCCTTGGCAAGCTCAAAACCGGCCTCGGCGCCATCAACCTCAAGGTCGTCGCCATCGCGGCGGTCATCATCATTCTGGCACTGCTGATCGAGGACTTCGTGAACTTCATGCAGGGCAATGACTCTCTGCTTGGCGCGATGCTTGAAAAGGCAGGCATCGACGCTGACAAGGTGAGGGAGACCATTCAAAACGCATTTCAGAAGGTCAAGGACTTCCTTGTTACTACGTGGGGTGTCATCAAGACAGTTCTCACGACGGTGTGGAATGTTCTCAAGACGGTGGCTACGTCTGTCTTTGGCGGACTCCAACGGTTCTGGGAGAAGCATGGCGAACAGATCATGACCGCTCTCGCAAACATTTGGACCGGCATCAAGGACCGCCTGATCTTGGTGTGGAACATCATCAAGACTGTGGCGATGGTCGTTTTCGGAGCACTCAAGAAGTTCTGGGATACATGGGGAGAGTCGATCCTGACTGCGTTTGAGGCGGTCTGGAATGTCATCAAGGCAGTGTTCGGAACCGCCTTTGATGTACTGGCCGACCTGTTTGCCGCGTTCTCCGCGCTGTTTGCTGGAGACTGGGAGGGTTTCTGGGAGAACATCAAGCAGTATTTCGCGGACCTCTGGAACGGCATCCTGAACATTCTCGGCACCATCCTGACCGGCATCTGGAACGTCGTCAGCAGTGTGTGGTCGAAGATCTGGGAGATCGTTTCCAACATTGCGGCCGGCATCTGGGAGTCCGTGACAACCGCGTTCACGAATATGTGGAACGGCATCACGACGACCGTAGGCAACATCAAGCAGTCCATCGTGGACGGCTTCACCGCTGCTATCGACTGGATCAAGAGTCTGCCTGCTCAGGCCCTGCAGTGGGGTGCTGACATCATCAACAATATTGTCGAGGGCATCAAGGGCGCGGTCGGTAAGGTCGGAGAGGCAGTCTCCGGCGTCGCCAGCAAGATCAAGGGCTTCCTCGGCTTCTCCGAACCGGACGAAGGACCGTTGAGCGATTTCCACACCTATATGCCCGACATGATCGACCTGATGACCAAGGGCATCAGCGCGGGCAAGGCCAAGGTGCGCGACGCCCTCGGCGCTCTGACGGGCGATATGTCCATCATGGCGCAGGCCAACGTAGCCAGCCCCACGACGGCGCGGACGGCTATGGGCAGCAACAGCGTCAGCAAGAGCGTCGTGCAGAACGTGAACATCAACAACAAGTTTGAGGGCGACCGTGCCGGCCAGCAGAAGTCCGCAGCGGCGATGGATAAGGCCGCGGGCGACTCTACTGGCGAGATGGCCCGCGCCCTCTCGTATGCAAGGTAGGTGACATAGATGGCAAGAGCAAAAAGACCTGTCACCATTGCAGGCATCGAGTTCGACGCGCTTATCAGCGAAGAGCATGGCTACGAGGCTACCGTCCCTGAGTATGCCGTCGAGAGCGGCTTCTCCGTCAGCGACGCGATTATCCACGGCGCCGAAACGCTAAACATGGTTCTCTATGTCACCGATACTCCGGTCACGTGGAGGAGCCACGGCGGACGCGGCCGTGTTGAGCAGGTCACGAAGCGGCTGGGGGGGGAATTTTTTTTCTCTCTTTTTCTC